CTAGGTCAGGGTCAGTGACTTTGTTAAGCGCCCCGCCAAACAGGTAATACAGGTCAGTCCCGCTGTTGATTGCGAGCCGGTCAAAGCTGTAATCCATAGCCACAGGCCCGCCAGTGCCGACATTGCCGAGCGACACCACCGCACCAGCCGCATCGACCGTGCAAAGCTGCGTGCCCATGACGCGGTAGCACGTATCGTTCCAGTTGATGCCGCCCCTATCACCCCCCGGCCCCTGCCCGATTTGGCGGATACCCTGAGCCGGTCGCAGATAGCCGTTACTCAAACCGGAGCCGATGACGACAGGCTCTTTATTCACCGGCAACGACTGCACAAAATCGCCCGTTGATGTGGCGTAAGCGCCTTGGAGGATAGGAACGGCGACCACTAGACGAATGCCCCAGTGCTATCGGTGCCGCTTGCGCTACGCGCCGTGCCAGCCAGATCGAACGGCATGACAGCATACGGCAGCTTGTTCTTGCATGGCGAGCCACCTTGCAGCGTGAACACCGAACCGCCAGCGCCAGCCGTCAGCACGCCCGCGACATAATCGACCGCCGCGTAAGTCGTAATGAGCGGATCTACCTTGGCCGTGGCGCTAGTCCCCATCGTGCTATTCGCGCCCATATAGGCTTGCGTGATGCTGCCACCGGGGCCGGTTACGCCAGCGTCAATATACATCACATGATTGCCCGCGCACCCGACGCCGTAGAGGTAGCCCCAATTCCCAATATGGTTTGGCGCTTCGCCCGCAGGGTTGCCAAGGTTTACGGCGTAGAACCAATCCCCCTTAGTGTTAAGCTGCGGCATGATGTTCCCCTTGCTCGAATTGAGCGTGTGAACCCGAAAAACGCCCGCCGTCGTGTCGTAAAAGTCATTGCAGCGGAACGAAGCCGCAGCGCCCAAAATCGTGTTGTTGTGAATGACCATGTGGACGACGTTGCCCGCCTGAGGTTCGTCAGCCGATACGCCAAAGCCCGTATAGCTTGCCGTCGCGGGGATTGGTTCGTAGCAGTTGCCCGCGATATATGCGCCGGTCAGGCTTTCCGATGACGTTTCGCCAAAAGGCTCATACCCGCCGCTTGTGTAATTGATATTCATGTACTTGTTATTGACGCGCATTGTACCGGACTGACTGCCCGCAACCGTGGAGCCTAGCTTGCCGGTATTGTACCAAAGCGACGAGAAATTATAGAACATATTAACGTTCGATAGCCGCGCGTTAAGGCACGTCACCCCACGCCACATGCGATGCATGTTTGTCGCGCCGTTTTGCGATAGCCAAGTGGACGATGCAAGCGACGTTGTGATGGTGCTTCCGTAGTGGTAGTCGTGCGAATTGGACAGCCAAGCCGTGTTAGACGAATTGTCGATATTGCACTGGTCAAAGCGCACTTCCAACTGCGATGCCGCCTCACCTTGGAAGCTGCTAGACGTTCGCGTTATGGTAATGTCGCGGAAAAGCATAGCGCCCGACGACACCGGCAACAGGCTTCCGAGAGACAGCCGAGCGCGGCTGTTAGCGCCGCCGAGCGTCATGATCGCCGTTGCGCGTGAAGCGTTCGGGTCGCGCGTGATGACCAGCGACGCGACCTTGCACGTCAAATTGGTTGCGGTCGTTCCCAAAACCGCCGCATGGCTTCCGGCCATAAGCCTAATCTCGCAGCCATCGACATAACCGCCAGTTACGCCGGACTGCACTGCAATCTGCAAACGCGCATTTTCGAGTGTGTCGAATGGCGTCGCTTCAGCCGTCGCAGCAGTCGTTGACCACACGCCACCGGAAGTGCCGCCCGTACTAACGTAAGCAATCGGCGGAGATGCCAGGCGCGATACGTTCTTGATGAAGTAGCGTGGCGAGAAGCCGCGACGGTCACTCGACAGCGAGCTGTCAGCCACCGACGCGGCAACACCGACATGCGGGTAAACCTTGGCATTGGCCGTTAACAGCACATCAGAAGCGAGTACATTACCGGGAGTGTCGGTTGCGAACGTCAACTCATACACCCAAAGAGGTTGCACGTCTCCGAGGTAGCTACTGATAACCGGCGTTGCACTGATAGCCGTGACCGTATTAGTCCCATCGGTAAGCGTGCCGGTGACACATGCAACCGGCTTTGCCCCGCGCGCGTCACGATGCCCCGCGACCACTTCAAGCGTGATGCTGTTGCCTATCAACTGGCGCTCGATATTCACCCATGCGGCGACTGGCGTAGGGCTAACGACCGTGCTGTTATTTGTCGCACCGACGCAAGTTTCGCCCTGATAGATATAATCCGAACTGGCGCACCGCGTCGCATCATCTACCGGCACAGTCCCGGCGCTTGTCCATCCGACATTCCAGACCGTGCGCATCCGATCAGTAACCGAAAGCGTGTCGCTAAATGTGATGGCATTGGCGCTCGCGTCATAACCGTTGCGCGTGACCGCATAGGTTTGCCGGACAGCAGCCGTGGGGTCACTCGCATCAAGCGAGAAACCATCGGCGCGGATTGTCTGGAATGGCGCAGCAGGCCCACTACCACCCCCCGCAGCCTTGATAGCCCAGCCACCTTGCGAACGGCCCCAGCGATGCAACGTCATGCGGCTTCACCCAATGCAAAAGGCCACCACAGGTTCCAAATCTTGTTTCCTGCCCCGTATGGCGTGTACGGACGCAGAGCCATCTCAGGCACAACTTGCGTCTTGGCCCTAAGCGCCACCATGCCAGCCGCGCGCGCTTGCCGAGCCTCAGCACCCAGCGCCTTGTTCATGCGCGGCGCAATCCGTAGCGCGAGATACATCGCCGACACGTTCGCCGCCCAATCCGGCACGCCCGACCAATCAGACAAATCACCGCCACCGAACGCAGCAGGCGCATTATAGCCAATGTCGATGCCCTGCACCTTCCACTCCGCCATAAGCCCGTCGAGACGGCGCAGAGCGGACTGCAATTCCTCAGGCGACACGTCAAACTCATAGCCGTTGAGCGCGCACTCTTCATACGCCATATCAACAATCTGGCGCTTGGTAGTGGTGGCAGGCACGCCCTCGGCCCCGCGTGCCACAATCGGTAGCTCTAGCGTGTTGACGATGACGCGCCCGTCACTAAATGTAACCCAAATCAAACACCGTCGGGATGCCAGCCGCGCCACCGCTAAACGAGGCCGTCATGACATAGCCAGCAAGCGACTGTGACGCGATGGCGGCCGAGCCATTGGGCTGCGCCGCGACAGCCAAAGTATGCGCCGAGATCGACGCGCCACCAGCCACCGCCTCAAACGAGATAGCGTAATCGGATACCTCAGTCGGCGCTTTGGCGGGAAGGATATACGCCACTTAGAAGCCCGCGCCTTGCGTCACTCGCAGCGTAGAGCCGGTCGCGCCAGCCGCAAGCCTCACAGTGAACGCCTCGTTCAGAGCTACCGTCACAACCGCTTGCGTATTCGCCAGCACCGGCAAATCGGCCACGCTTGCCGCCGTAGTATCGCCCGCGCGATTGATGCGAACATAACACGTCACAGTACCCTCGTTCGTCAACAGCAGTTGCATGGGATAGCCACCCGGCTGAGGCGTGGCGAACGCCAACGTAACCTCACCAGCCGCGCCAACAAGCGCGACCGTGCTACCGTATGCGGGATTAAAAGGCTGTAGTGCAGACATAAAAAACCCCTATCAGGACAAGCGAAAGGGGCGGAACCGAAGCCCCGCCCCAAACTCGCTTAGGTCTGCGAGAACAGGATGATACCGCTCTGCTGCGGCTGCTTGTTGACAACACCGAACCGCACGTCAGCGCGGAACTGCGTCGACAAGTCGCCAATCTTGGCCTGTTCAGTCAGCACCACCGTGATGCCCTGCGCCGACGTGGCACTTGCACGAGCAAGGCCAGCACCGACCATCGGCATGACCTGCGTCGGCAGGATTTCAAACGTGTCGTCCTGCCAGAACGGGTTGACCTGAGTCGTCACAGTGTTCAGGAACGTAATCGCCGCAGCCGCTGCCGGTGCCGCCGTCACGTTCTTATACTGCGTTTCGGCAAACGTCGGCGAACTGTCAGCCGCGATAATCGGCGGGCTGATCTGGATAACGCCCGAGCCGCCGCCGCCCGACACAATCGCATTGACACGGAAAGTGCGAAGGTTGCCCGTTGACTGCTTGGTAATCTGGTGCACCGCGAATACACCCGCAATCGTGAAGCAATCGCCGACCTTGATCGTGCTACCGCCGACCGTAACCGTTAGGTTCTGGTAACGGTTGTCAACATTCTGTGTGCCGTTCGCATTGGTGACGGTCGAAACCGGCACATAGCGCTGATTGGCACCGTTGACAGTGACGCCCGTCGCGGTAGCAGCGGCAAGCGAATAGCCGTAGTCGAGCTTGTAAGTGTCAAAGCCCGACACCGGCCCGAGATACGCCTTTTCAAACGCCGTTGCAGCCTTCTGCAAGCCCGAGGTCTGCGGCTTGCCGATTGTGCCAGCCATCGCGTTGTAGTCTTTCGAGGTCAGGCCCATCAGACGCCCGTTCATCGGGATGCCCTGTTCATTGAACAGCGTATCCGCAAGCGAAATGTCGTCATAGCCGGTAGCCGCAACAGTGCGCTTCACAACCGCAGTGCCAGAAAGCGCGGCCAAGTCAGAACACGCAATGTTGATTTCACTCTCAAGGCGCGTCATCACGCCCTTCATGATCTTCTTGACCTGCTGCGGGTCGCGCAACTCGTTCGCCGAAAGCTGGAAAAGACCGACCTTCTGGAAACCAATCGACGCCGGGATGGAAAGTTGCGTCACACCAGCCGAAGCTGCGAGGTTGGCAGTCTGATCCATGCCGTTGAACGCGGGCATCTGGTAAGGCATCGGACGCCAAATGGTATCCGCGCCGCGCTCCAAAAGCTGGTCGCCGACATTATATGTGTTGAAGGCTTTCGAGATAACGAGATTGTCGCCGAACTCTTCCATCGTCTCTTCGAAGGCGACGGTTACTTGCTTGGTAAGGTTTGCCATGATGTGGCCCTTTCTGCGAGGCGACGGACAGCAGGATTGCCGCCCGTCATGCCCTAGCCTCACTTTGCAGCGGCTCTAGGGCTATACCTCGCAGCTAAGGCGCTACGGAAACCTTGGTTACAATACTAACAAACGTAACCGAACGCAATATACCTAACGCGCGACCTTCGCAGCGTGTTCGCGCTTGTAATTTAGAACCGGCGTCAGATCGCCCGTAATCTCGGCCTTGGCGCGCAGCTTTTCGAGGTTCGCCTCATAATTGCCCTTGGCCGTCCCCGATACCGGAGCCGCACCGGACACGCGCCGTTCAGGCTGCACCGCGCTTTTTTTCACCACCTTAAGCCTCGCTTCCATTTTGCCGATTGCCGCCGCCAGTTTCGCCGCATCAGTAATTGCCGCCAATTCCGCAAGCTTGGCCGGCGCGCGGTGCAGCGCGTAGATCACCGCAGCCGGATTGTCAGACGCGCGAACCACCAGCCGCTGAAACGCCGGATTGGGGAACGCCTCGACGAACGAAGCTTCTGCGTCGTCATAGTCCCGCGCACCAAGCGCCGACCGAGCCTTGACGTATTCAGCAGCCTCTGCCGCATCAGCCGCAGCCTGTTTAGCCGCCGCTTCCTGTTGCGCCGCCTGTTGCAGTTCCAATGCGTGCTTGCGCTCTGCCCGAGCCTCAATAGCCGCAGCGAGCGCATTTTCGTCCCAATCGACGCTTTCCAACGTCGGCACCGGCCCAAGCTCGACAATGGCAGCAACCGGCGCGACCTCGACCAGAGCCTTCAACCGCGCAATCTCGGCTGCATCGGCGCGGCGCTGCTTGCGGAAATCGCGGATTAGCGAGTTGTCGGCAGGCTTGGCCGCTGCAATGATAGGCTCTTCGCCGTCAAAGCTAATCTCAATCTCGCCGCCGTCGTCATCGGCTTCATCGGTTGCCGCTTCGACTTCGACCGCCTCGACCTCTGGCGCGTCATCCTCTGCCACTTCGACCGGCAGTTCGTCTAGTTCGTCAGTATCCGGCATATATGCCCCTTTATCTCTGCCAATGGAACGGCTGGCAGGGTGCCGTATTAGTATTGCGTTTCGCGCGGGATGCCCTCACCCGTCAGCAGTTGCGCGTTAGCCATCAGCCCCGCAGGAATAGCCGTGCCGGGAACCCACCCGTAACGCTTGAGAATGTCGATTAGCTTATCGTTAAACACGACGAAGTTGCGCGAGCCGTCACCAGCGCCACGGCTTCCAGCGTCTAGGTATTTGATGCCGGGGATGCCTTGCGCGTGGAGCAGTTCTTCGCCAGCGCCACGACCAACGCGCCCGTCACGTTCCGCAGCGGCGCGCAAGGCTTCCTGCCCCGTCATCTTCGCCCACCCCGTTTCTGTGTTCAGGTCGCGGTCAACAATGGTGCCGATACCCGCCCGCACCTTATCGCTTTGTTCAGCGAGCGGCTTATCCCAGTCGAGAAAGTCGGCAGGGTCGGCGTTGATGCGTACTTGATACATGGAGCCGCCCTGCGCATCTGGCTCATACGATACGCGCCCCGCCTTTAGGTTACGGCCCAGCAATTGCGCGGCCTTGCTATGGCTAGGAGAACCCCACCCCTTTAGCCAATCAATCGCTGTCTGAACGTCGCCCTTGAACCTGTTAACCGCTTCCGCTGCCAACCCCTGCACATCGCCGCTCAACTGGCTAGGCGTTTTGTGTCCCGTAGGAATTACCGTGTTGCCGACCGTCAGCCGTGCCGAGGGCGACAATTCATTGCGGTACGCCCTTGCCGTATCCTCATTCTCGGCGAAATACAGCCCATGCCCGTAAGCCTGCGCGCCTTCACCCGTCCCGATTTTATCAAGCGAGAACTTGTCGAACGTGTGCGGTGAGCCGTGATAGGCGGTAGCGCCACGCTGCCCAGGCAATGCGCTTGCAAGTGCATTAAACTTCGCCCCTTTACTCGCTATGCTTCCGATACCAGTAGCCCCTAGAGCAGAAAGCATCGGAACAGCAAACTTAGCAGAGCCAGCCGCCATCAGCTTCGCCAGCGAATTCACTCCTAAATCAGCAGGTACAATATCAGTCAGATTAATTGGCATTCCGCCAACTTCACCAAGATGGAAGCCACCTTGCAATCCTTGTTCAGGTTCTCTTAATGCGGAAGGGATAGCTCTGCGCCGCGCATTCTGCAACGACCTTGCATAATCAATGTCGGATTGTCCTAGCAGACTTGATAGCGCGTTAGGCATCAATATCCACCAATTAAGTCAGCCAATCCGTTACGGGCTGGCATAGGTTGTGTTTTCTCAGGGATACCCCAAAACGGTGACTGTCCGTTAGATATTCTTTGTTTTGCGTGTGCCATTGCTTTTTGATAAACAGAATCAGGCAAGCGCGAACCATCCATCGCTGAACGCTTTACCATATCAATCTCTTCAGCAGATAGCGTAGGAACGATAGAAGGCATCTCTACGCTCTTACCGTTAATATCTTGACCTACTGAATACTCAGTAGCTACGTTACCATCTTGCAAAGGAATCTCGCCAAAGTAACCAGCTTGCTTAAACTGGTTTGACCCGTAGCGTTTACCGTACTTCATCAAGTCTGCAAGTGTGTTAGGCATTATTGATACCTATCCCGAATAGACATCACCAGATTGGAATTATCAACTTCAGGTTGATATTGCGTCTGATATTGAGGAACTACTAGGCGCTTGTTTCTGTGCAGCGCAAGCCGTGCAAGCTCATTCTGTCGTTGTTGCATGTATTGCGCCACTTGCGATGGGTCAACAGTCTGCCTTACTTCTGGTGCATATTGCGGTTGCATTGGCGGTTGCATTGGTAGTGGTTCACCGATGCGCTCACCAGTTGCTTGATAATAAGCAAGACGGTCAGCCGGAGACATTAGGTCTGATCTTGTGCGCAGAAGTTTAACGAGTTCGTTTGGCATTTTAATGATTCTCCGGCTGAAAGAACGTTGATGCATTCTCGCGGTCATAGCCCATTGATATTGCCAAAGCCTCATCAGCGCGAGCCTTGATCAATTGTTGTTCTTGAAGGCTAATCCCATAAGACGGGGCCATTCTTGAAGCCAATCCCAATATCAAAGTCTCACCCCATTCAATCGCAAAGTCTGGATTGTCAGCAGCAGCATCAAAATCTTCAAGAATGCGCTCATACCAGAATTTCAATACGTCAGTCGCATCGTCAGGCGTAGGCCAAACATAGAGAGTGCCATTGGTTAATTGCGGATCGTAAAACGCTTCAACAATCTTCCCTTGGCTTGTTTTGTTTGTGCGCCTGGCATATTCAGACCTTGACCCGATTGTGATTGGCGTGTCGTTTCCGACGAGTGAATGCCAATATGCCGATTCAGTATCAATCCGTTGCG